AGAAGGATATTTTTGCAACACCACCGGTGCAGCATTTACGGTTACACTACCTACTTCTGCAACTATAGGAGATGAAATTTCGTTTATTGACTATGCAGCAACATTTGATTCAAATAACTTAACTATCGGAAGAAATTCTCACAAGATTCAAGGAGCTTCCGCAGATTTAACTGTGGCAGTAGAACGCGCTGCTTTTACTTTAGTTTATGTAGATGCAACACAAGGCTGGCTATTGAAGGATAAATAATGGCTACTTATAAAGGTATACAGGGATATATGGTTCAAAGTTTAGCATCGGATCCAGGAACTATTTCAGAGGTTCTTGGGCAAGTCTGGTATAATTCTAGTAGCAATGTTTGGAAAGTAGCACTCCAAGGGGATGGAGCATGGGCTTCAGGAGGAGATATAATTACTGCGAGAAGACATCCTTCAGGTGCAGGTGCTGGAGTAAGTTCAGGACTAATTTTTGGGGGTTCTCCTTATGTAACTCTCACTGAATTATATGACGGAACATCTTGGACAGAACAAAATGATATGAATACAGGAAGAAATGGACCCGGAGGTGCTGGAGTATCAACAGCCGCTCTCTCCATATCAGGATCAATAGGCCCAGGACAACCTGGAACAGTTGATACTGAAACGTATAACGGAACATGTTGGGCAGACATTGCTGATTTATCACAAACAGGACGTGGTGGTGCTGTAGGCATAGGAACTTCAACCGCAGCTATATATGTAGGAGGAGGAATTCCTTACGGTGTTAGTGCTCTGACATGGGCTGAACATTATAATGGAACTTGTTGGTCGGAAGGTGCTAATCTACTTACTGGTCGGGGTGCTCGTCCAGGAGGAGCAGGTATAGAAACGGCCTGTATACTTATGACTGGGACTAATCCAACTGTGGTCATAGTCAACTGTGAAGCATATGATGGTTCAAGTTGGTCCGAAGTAAGTGATGTAAACACCGCAAGAGGTTATACATGGGGAAATGGAACTATAGCCGCAGCTGTACTTGCGGGAGGGGATGCTGGATTTCCACCAAACCCAACAACTCATGGTAAGACTGAAACTTACGATGGAACATCTTTTACAGAAGCAGCCACTTTAGGAACACCACGTGGTGATGTAGGAGGAGGAGGTACCGCGACAGACGGATATATTGCCGGTGGAAATCTTTTTCCAGGAACCGCAAATGAAACAGAAGAATGGGCAGATCCTGTTATTGCAGCGAAAACCCTAACAACAAGTTAAAAATGAATTAAAAGGAGAAAACTATGGCAAATATATATTGTACAGCAACTAACACAGGGAAGAACTTCTTTACGCATCAAGATCGTAATGATTTCTATCTGTCTGGTCGCCATAGCAATGTTTGGGTTGTGGGTGATAATAGTAAAGGAAGGGCTTGGATCAACAGAGTAAGTGGTACCGACAAAACAAAAGAGGAAGCACAGGCAATTGTTGATGCTAATATTGAAGAAGGTCAAGCTGTTTGGGATGCTGCATCTGCAGACGAAAGGTTTTTACTAATTAGTCGACCCGAAAAATATACACTACCATAGGAATTAACAATGAGTACATATCAAGGTATTAGAGGTTTCAAGATTCCGAGTCTAGCTTCGGATCCTTCAACTCTTGTAACAGGGCTAATTTGGTTTAATACTACTAGTGCCACTTTAAAATTTTATAACGGAACTTCAACTCAAACAATAACAATGAGCTAATGGCAGATTATATAGACATAAGAGGAACAGCAATAGAAGTACTTGCGTCTGATCCGACTAATCCTGTAGAAGGACAAATCTGGTACAATACAACAAGCAACACTCTCAAGGGGTATAACGGCACTTCAAATGTAACCTTTACGTCTTCGTAAAAATAATGTATAATAGAGAAAGAATGGATAAAGATAAAAGAAATATTCAACAACACGCTGATAAGGAAGTCAAACACCTTATGGTTTTACTCGATAGATCTCAGGCGTCTGCATTTAAAAAGATGGTCCCTGAACTTCAGGACAATTGGGCCAAGAAACAAATGTTTAGAACCGAAACCGAAATGCGTTTCTCCGTTTTATCCGACAGTAAATATGGAAGTAATGCCTCAAAGTATTGGCAATCGGTTCGAGAACAGAATACCCATTTTGAAAATCTAATGCATCTTTCGTTTGAGTATAGGAAGAATGATGTTGAGATTAAAAAAATTCAAAGAGATATTAAAAAAGAAAAAGACTCCTTAGAAAAAGAATTCAAACAAATAGAACTTGAAGAAAAGCTTTATGGTCGAGCCGCCATGGAACTGACGGCTAAAGCTCGAATGAAAGAAATTTCAACCTGGTCCAAGCTTAAAAAAGAATTCAACGACGGCAAGTTTGATGATCGAAATGTTAATACCCATCAAGTTGAATCGTATCTGCATCGACTAGAACAACAAAAATTAACCTTGACAGCTGGATCTTCACAACCTGAAGTGTTCAATGTACTCGGTCAACTGGAAACTTTAAAACGTATCAAAAAATCAGGAGAACTAAAGTATGATGGTGCCGATCGAAAAACTATTTCTAAGAAACCAACAGCTACAAAAAAATCCTCATAATCAAAGAGAAAGCCCTTTTTATAAAAAGGTAAGAGACTCGATAAAGAAAAAAGGAATGATTAATCCTTTAATCTGTATTCAGGAAGGGGATCGTTATAAATGTTGCATTGGTAACAATCGTTGGTTAGCGGCTCTCGAACTAGGCATCAAAGAAGTCCCTGTTAAAATTGTTACAAGTGAAGTGCCTAAAGATTTAATGGCAGCTACGAATGATTACATTCCTACAGAAATCGAAGGTCTACCTTCGCGTGCAAGAGCCTATGAAGCCAGTAAAAAATAAGAAGATTTTTTTTCTTGCCGGGTTTCCTCGTGCTGGAAATACTCTGCTTACTTCTATTCTTAATCAAAATCCTGATATTGCATGTACTCCTAACAGTATTGTTTTAGAAATTTATAAACGACTTTTTTTTATTAAAAAAGAAGATGTTTTTCTCAATTATCCCGATGAAAGATCGTTGGATAATGTGATGGATGAAGTTTACAACCTTTATTATAAAGATTGGAACTATAAATATATTATTGATCGTACTCCCGCAGGAACTCCAGGCAATTTAATATTATTAAAAAAGCATCTTAAACAGGAAGTTAAAATTATTTTTCTCGTGAGACCTATTTTAGAAGTCTTAGCTTCTTGGATAACTTGGTCTTTGAAAACTCCTGATAGTTTTATTCGAAAAGATACTAAGAATCCTACTGAAGCTTGTCATTATTTAATGAGAGACGACGGTCAAATCATGAAAGAAATGAGATGCATGCATCATTTATTAAAGCCGGAGAACAAACACCATGTTCATTTTATCGATTATAAAGAGATCGTTGCAAAATCTGCAGCTACGATGAAAGGGATTTATAAATTCTTCGGTATCCCTCCTTTTAAACATCGTTTTACTAATCTAGAACAGGTAAAAGTTAATGGATTGAGTTATGATGATACTATTATGGGAAAAGACATGCACACCATTAAAACGGAAAAATTGATTAAAAGCACAACGGATGTTAATATCCTTCCTCCAGAAATTATAAAGAAATATGGAGATATTAAATTTATATGAACTTTGATTTTGTATTCCTGGGACAATCGGTTTTAAAATATGAAGTGCCCCTTGAAATCTTTGTTGGGCTTAATGAACTTTACGAAACAAAAAAGAAAGATTTACCCAATGCCACTAAGCAACTCACAGGGAAAATTCCTGATGAAGTTTCCCTGTTTTATGACGGCCGAGATACGAGTAAAATGCACCGACATAGCTTTGTTTCCGAGGATAGTTTAAAATGGTTCTATTCTGTTTTTAAACATTATTTAGAGTGGAATAAGGTTCGTGAATCTCAGATGAATATTAATTCGATATGGATTAATGAAATGAAAGCAGGAGACTATAATCCAGTACATATTCATCGAGGAACTATCTTCACGGGACTTTCTTCCGTGATGATTCTTAAACTTCCTAAAGACTATGGACCTGAACTCACACATCCCGAGCAACCTATGAATGGACGGCTTCAAATTTTAGGCAACGTGGCAGGACAATTTGCCTATACCGCTTATTCTCCAGACGTAAAGATTGGAGATTTTTTTGTCTTTCCTTATGATATACGTCATGTCGTTTATCCTTTCACCAATAAAAAAGCCAAGCGAAGAACACTCGTCTGTAATGTCGATGTTGCTTATGACCCTACAGCTACAAGGACGGTTGAATGATCTTTGAACCTAAGTGGAAATCTTTGATGGCTAATACCGTCGAGCCTATATTTACCTCTCAACAATGCCAAGACATTATTAACGTAGGTCATCAGCAAAAGACACAAGAAGCTAAGGTGGGAGATAAAAAAGGCATCAAAGGTGGAAAATACGACACCAAAATGCGCATCACGACCATCAGTTGGATTCCTTTTAAAGAAATGCCGGAGATGTATAAAAGAATTGAACGCTCTATGCTGCAAGTGAATGGTAATCATTTTGGTTATGAAGGCATGCAACTTACCGAGCTGGCGCAATTCACCGAATATCCTAAAGGAGGATTTTATGACTGGCATATCGATGCTGAGATTAATGGTCAAAATGAACCTCCGGTTCGAAAAATATCCATGACTATCTTGCTTTCTGATGCTTCTGAATTTGAAGGAGGAGATCTAGAATTTATGACAGAAGGCAATAAACCCCCTCAACTTATACAAGGACAAGCTATTTTCTTTTGTAGTATGATTCGTCACCGTGTCGCTAAAGTAAAAAAAGGAATGAGAAGATCCTTGGTGATGTGGTTCGGAGGACCTCCGTTTAAATGAACCGAGAAATTTTATTCCCGACTCCTGTCTATTTTAAAATGGTTAAAGATCCTGGAAAACTAAATAAGTATTTATTCCCCCTTATTAAAGCCTGGAGTAAAAAAGACAAAAGTGAAACAAAAACGAATGCCGGTGGAGGATGGCATAGCCCAACGGACATGGATAAGAAAAAGGAGTATGATTCATTGACTAATCAACTCTTTGACATGCAACATGAAATTTTTAAAGACTACGGCATGGAACCTAAACCTGGACTCGGTAATATGTGGGCCAATATTAATTATGCAGGGTCCTATAACAAACAGCATATGCATCCTAACTCTCAATGGTCGGGAGTCTACTATGTCAAGGTTCCCAAGAATTCTGGCAGTTTATTTGTTGAAGACCCTCGTCCGGGTCCCAATATTATACTACCTCGAAGAGTTAAAGGTATCCCCAGAGCCTTATGGCGCGTGGTGATCTATCCGGCGATCGAAGGACAGATGATTATGTTTCCAGCGTGGTTGCCACACGGTGTCGAAATAAACGAATCCAAAGAAAAAGGAGAAAAAAGCTGGCGGGTATCGGTTTCTTTTAATTTTATCCAGGTAG